CGGTGTTGGACATGCGTTCTTGAAAGTCCATTTGCTCGCGAGCGCTCGCGATTTGGGCTTCGTTGCGTTTGTCGCCCCCGATGAAAGAGCCGACGGCTGATATGCCGGCGGCAATGACGGGTGCCCAAGCGAAGCCACGTTGGTATTTAGGGCTTTTGATTTGACGCATGTTTTCGCTGCGGTTGGTAAGAGTAGTCGATCAAAAATGATCGATAAGACCAGGTACGCCGTAAAGCGGCATGGGTCTGGCGCAGCGTAGGTTGAAGTAGGCGTCGAAGATGAAATGTGGTTCATCTGTTACCGCGATTACGCGATCGACGGGTGGTGTGTCCTGAATGAAGGCGTCATTCAGAGCGGGTAGTGATTGGAAATCTTGCGAAAGATGCCAAGCATCTAGACTCTGGGGATGGGACGAACGGAACTCGTTGTGTATTTCTGATGGTTTGTAGCGGTATTCCGCATAGCGTTCCTGGTAGCCGAAGACGTCGTCGTCTTCTTCGTTCTCACCATCCCCTTGGGTGAAGATTTCTTTATTGAGTACGGCTTGCTCGCCGATATTGGCGAGCGCAGGCCAGTAAAAATCGAAGCGGGTCTGACGAGACCACATTCGATTAAGGCCTTGCTGGTAAGTGAGGTCTGCGCGGACGGAGATTAAGCCGATGAGCACGCAGTGCTCGGTGAAGGATTTGGTGAAACCGTGATTGCGTATTGCTGCGGTTCCGATAGCGGCCAAATTGGCCTGTGGTGATGCATCGGGACCGGAGGGATCGGTTTCAGATGTTTGAGCAACGGGTGAAATTATCACCGGCGTGGATCCGCCGCCGAGATATTCGGGCCGTTGCAGTCGAGCGTCCGGCGATGTTACGCCGAAGTGAGCTCGGATTATTTCTGTGTAGCGGGTGCCTCCGCGGGCATCGCGCTCGAGTAAGCGCTGAATTTGAAAGCCCTGACGGAGCGCGTTGACGGTTGCACCCGTAGCTTCGCTTAAGTCAGCGAAGATGTTTGGGAGGCCCTGTTCTGCGGTGCCTTGCACCCAGACCTGGGCAGCTACAGCTGCTGAAGTTTCCCAGGGGTAAGTTACAGGGCCTTTGGTATCGAAACGCTGGCCGCCGCCGGCGGTGAACGTTTCTGTTTGTGTGGCGATGCCCGTTACTGGCGCGGTGTCGCCCAGAGGAATGATTATGGGATCGCCTTTTTGCGGGAAGGGCAAGCAGGAGGTGAAGTAGTCGTGACGTTTACCACGACGACGTAATATGGTATCGCCGACGGCGTCTGGGCCGTCGTCGAGGTTGACGATTGCAGGGTCTTGGAGATTTTGGTCTCTAAACCACTCGTTCCAGATAAGGTTGAAAGCGCGAGTGTGCAGTGCGTTGTGAGTAACGCCAGTGATAAGCGTAGGAATGCCCATGTGATCGTGAATAGTGCCTGTCTGAACCCCCGCGCCGTGTCTAGTAGTCGGGATAACGAAGTCGGTCGAGTCGCCGGGTGTGTCCTGGGCTCCATTAAATTTCTCCCAGTTATCCCAGAGCAGGCGGTTGGGTACAGCAAAGAAGAAGGTTTCCATAACCATGTTGTCCATGATTGGAAAGATAGGAGTTGCCAGACGAGCTAACGCCGTCATGGATAAGTTGAAGGTGTCGCCGGGGACTACCTCATCCACATAAATGGGAATGAGGAAGCCCGCGTCGAAGGTGGTTTTAACTCCGTGAGATCGGTCGAAGGATGAGCGTTGAATTTCAGCTGTTGGCACCTGGGAGAATTGGTGCGTCATTACTGATCGGTTGGACGTTGCCACTATTGTTTCCTTCGTGTTTTAAGTCATGTGATTTACGGTATTCTATACCGTTTCCTATTGTCCGGACAACCTCGTAAGGGCTAATCAGGCCCTTGGTGTCATCGTAGGTGCCCAGTTCGAACAGGGTGTAGTCGGCCGGGTTCCGGCCGAACGCATGGTCGGATGCGTTGACGCAATCCATGAACGTTCTTTCCGCCATAGCGGCGGTTGGTAATGTGAACGGTGGGAGATATGCGTAGGCCTTTTGGTCGTAGATTGAGAAGATCTTATGTTCCATTTTCGTAACTCCTGGGTAGAATGTTTAATTGTGCGATTTTGCATTTTTCCCGAACAGCTAAGCGTTCGGGGGTGGAGTCTTTTTTATGTTCCTTGGCAAATGTCTTGTTCTTTTTTTGCAGTGTTTTATAGGCTTCTGGGTTTTCTATTTCGTAGCGTTGCTGATAGTAGCGGGGTGGCTTCATTTTTTTGCCCTTTAGGACGACGAAGTTTTCCGGGTAGACGTCGTCTTTATATTTCTGATACCAGTCGTGCCCGATTCCGGGCTTTAGCGACATGGTTGTATATTCTGGGTTTAGTTTTATTACTTCCCCTGTTTGTTCGCTGACGCTCTCGTAGTGTTTGTCTGCGGCTTCGCCGCATATTTTTTTCATGATGTAACGCGCAACGTAGGCTGCGCTTTCGAACGTAACTGATCCGATCAGGGCGAAGCCCTGCGGCCAGAGAAGTTCGAGGGTGGGGGAAGTAAAAGTGGCCTGCCCGTTCAGGTTCCGGAACAGTTGTTTGTCCAGGAAGTCCAGTCCAAACAGGCAGGCGTGAAAGTGTGGACGTTTTAGTTTTGCGCCGTACTCGCCACAGTGATAGTACCTGATTCTGATATGGCTGAAGTGTTTTCTCAGCCTTTTCATGAAGAGTTGGAAATCTAGTTTTATTAAGTTTCCATGTGCCGGCAGGTTGTGGTCGTTGTACGTGAGCGTTATGAAGCAGTTGTCCTCGTGTAGTTGGGCTTCGTGTGTGCACCGTATCGCCCATTGTCGGGAGCGTTCTAACCGGCAGCCAATGCATTGGCCGCACGGTACGCTCATTATTTGGCCGGTTGATTCCCGGCGTTTCCAGGTAATACCTGGTCCGACGGATTTGTAGCACGAGAGGGGGGCATAGCAGGGCACTGGACATATCCTGTTAAAACCCAGGGCGTCCCCTGGGCGAGCGGATTATAACCGGATACCGCCGCGCATGGGTCGCGGCGAACTGAAGTTAATCCGGGGTATTTTTCGGGAGCCCGCTCGGAAGTTTTTGCGGGATTTTTTGCGAGACATTTTTCTGCGATATGGCATGGTGTTTTTCCTCCTGTTTTGGGGCTATTTATTGCCTTGTTTTTGTCTAGGTGATTGGTCAATTTTTGACCAGCTGGTGTCACCTAGCACAGTTGACATCAAGTAAGAGCAACTGTGCGGGTTTCAGCGGGACGTTTATTCTGGCGTCGGCGCTGTTTCCGGAGCGGGTGGGACAGGCGCTGAGGCGCTGTCTGAGGCTTCCTTTTTGGCAGCCTCTTCTTGGGTAGCTTCGGGGTTAAGTAGGCCCATTAGGGCCATCTCCGAACGGTTGTCCGGATCTTCGACAAAGGCGAGGAACTCGCCTGGGTCGTTTGAGAATTTAGTACGAAGCGCTGACGGTAGGTCGGCGAATATTGTTTCGGCCTCGAGGACCGTGTCCAGCGCTTTTTTGAAGTCTATGGCTGGTGCAAAGCCATAGTGAGGTTTGTGTTCGTTTAGGTGTGTCATGACACCGGTACGAGTGAATGATTCCATCAAGTGATTGATGTCGCATTCTTGTTTGAAGGATTGTTTAGTCCGACTGACTCCGTCTGTCGGTGTATATACGCGGGGCCGTTTGCCACGGCCGCGTGGTTTGATTCGGTTGGGTTTAGTCGTCATTTGCCAATTCCGCCTATGTTGAATTTTCCGAATGGATTGAATTTTTGTAGATAGCGGATGATTTGCCCGTAGTCGCCTTCCCAGATATTTTTATCTAGTTTGGCGGCGGGCAGGTGTTGAGTCCGCATTATGTTGGTGAGCAGTTTGACCTGCTCGGTTTGATTCGCAACATTGCGAATCTGGTATTCCGTGTGGTCTGCTTCTACTTTTTTCTTTTTGGTGTCTTGCGCGATGTTTTTGTTAGTTTCCCGCATGTTCTTTATTTCGGCTGATAGACGCGCTGCTTGATAGCCGGATGAAAGAGCGGGTGTGACGATGTCTTGTATTGCTGCTTGCGCGCCACCTGGTGTAGAAGCTCCACGGCCGCCGGTGGCGGAGAGGATTGGATTTAGCCCAGCTGAGCGAAGGTCTTCGACCTCGCGTTGGTGGGCGGTGTTGGACATGCGTTCTTGAAAGTCCATTTGCTCGCGAGCGCTCGCGATTTGGGCTTCGTTGCGTTTGTCGCCCCCGATGAAAGAGCCGACGGCTGATATGCCGGCGGCAATGACGGGTGCCCAAGCGAAGCCACGTTGGT